TGCTATTTTTTCTATAGAAATAGTTCCTTTATATCTTTCGTCATTATTCAGACCTTCATTTCTTCCAAATGAACTATCTTTTACGTTCTTAACACTTTTTAGACCTGCACCTTGCATCACATTTAATATCTGTTTAACTGTAGAAAATTGTTCTTTGGCAATTTGCTCAGGGCTCATTTTTTCAAAAGCCTCCCTATTAGCCTTTAATACATCTATTTGTGATTGTGTTAAGGAATCTAATGTAACTTCTGTTTGTTTACCAAATTTATCCGATAAACTTTCAGGTATGGTAATTGACATTTTACCATCCTTCATTTGTGACATATTTGTAAGAAACTCTCTATCCTTACTATTCATATCAAACCCTTTAGCTAATAAAACGTTATTAGCTAGTATTCTTTCTTGAGCAGCAATTGCTGTTTTATTTAAATCACCGGTTGACATACCTAATTTATCGGCCATCTCTTTTGCTCTTCTTAAATTTGCACCCGTAACTTCAAACCTTCCTTGCTCCTTATTGTAAGTTGCTAAACCACCCGCGGCACCAATTAACGCATCTTGTAAACCCTCAACGTTATTTGTTGCCATATACATTAACTTAAGTGGATCGTTAAAATCACCAATTGCACCACCTAATACTTGTAAATTAGCAACTAAGTCTATTGCACCATCGGGACTCATAACTTTATCTGCAATCTTGAATACATCATTCATGTTCGTTCTAAATTCAAGAGATTTTTGTATCATTCTATTTAGTCCTTGAACACCATTAGAAAAACCATATTCGTTTAATTTACCTAAATCTGTTTTCAACATTTCTGTTGTTTTCTTTGCATTTAAACCTAAAGAAATTGACGATCTACCTGCCGTGTCAATTTTTAATAAAGTATCGGCAGCACCAAATCCCACTTTTTCAAATTCACTCATTGTCTCCGACATATCTCTTAAAGAACTACCAAACGCTCTAGTTGTTACTAAAGAGTTTTCCATAGTTTTTTGAGATAATAAATTAAATCTACCGGATTTTTCACCTAACCCCGTTACTAAGTCCCCCAAATTTTCTATATCAAACCCTAAAGTTGCTGCCATGGGAACGGTCTCTAATATAACATCTCTATATGCTCTTGATAGTTCTCCCGTAATACCTATTTTTTCATTAATAGTTGTATGTAATTGAGACTCTCTTTCTAATTGTTTGAATATTTCCTTTTCGAGTGTTAATAGTGTCGTATAAGGATTCATTAATCCCTCTACATCAACTTTATATTCACTACCCATTTCTGATTTTGATGAAACACTTTTTGCCATTGCTTTACCAACATCTATTGGATTTTTTAAACTTCTATCTGAGCTTTGGGGACTAGTTCCACCTCCTGGTGCTGTTGCTCTATTCCACGCCCCTTTTGCTTCGTTTTTAAATTCTTGACTTCTAGATGTCAATGAATTCAACATTTGTTGTTCGGACATACCAGCCTCTTTGGCAGCTTTACCATGATTTCGTGCATCATTTAATTCTTGGGTAGTTAAACTCATACCTATAAATACTATTGGGTATTATTTTCCAACTCAATTATATAATTTACATAATATCTACGTAAGTGAACCGGCATTGTTAATAAATCTCCGTAAGAAAACCCCTTTTTAATTAAAAATAATATTTCGTCTAACTGTCCTTTCTTATAATCCATAGAAAGGGCGAAAAAACTCTACCCCAAATCCAATTCTAACTTGGACATCTTCTCCTGATGGGGTTCTTACTGTTTGGGTTAAATCTAACCCGGGTTTATTATCTTTTACAAATTTCCTAAAATCTTGTGAATCTTTAATTGGCATGGTTTCAATAAAACCTCTAATTTTTAATGCGTCTCTCACCCCACCAACAGATTTAATCATCATCTCAAGTTGTTTGGTTATAACAGGTGCAACACCATTACCATTCCAACTCTCTTTAATTTTTTCAATTTCATCTTCTTGTTTTTGTGTTAAAAACTTGAACGTGATTTCCGTTTTACTTTTTTCTAAATAATGACCATATTCACCGTTTGTATCTTCTACTAAATTAAAATCTTTTATTTTTAATGAACCTAAATCTACCTCAACGGTAAATTCATTTCCAGTTTTATCGTCTGTAATTGTTAAATTATAATCAGAACCAAATGCGGTATTTCTTAAAAAGATTAAAATTGCTTGTCTATCTTCCTCAACAATTTCTTCTATGTTTAAATCTTTATCTAAAATTTTTCTTTTTAAAAGTTCAGTAATAACGGTATTTGTATTTAAAAAACTTGGAGACGATAAAATGTTCTCATCTGAAGCCGTTAAATAAGCTACTCTTACTGATTTTTTCTTATTAGTATAATGAATACCTTTACTTGGTAATTCTATTACGTCATAGGCAATCGCCGGGTCAATTCTAGTTTCTTCCATAATACTATAATTTACTTAATAACTAGTTCAAAGTAAAGTTTTTAAAAAAGAAAAACCAATAATCTTTTGAACTATCGGTTTTCGTATATGAAAATCTGTAATATTAGTATATTAAAATACATCTATCCATTCTCAAAGAACATGTGATATTAGCCAATTCATCTCTGTTATAGTCTAATTCACCAAAGTTCAAGTCAGTTAAGAAACAGTTTTCTAATAACCATTTTTCAACTACCACCCCTGTTGGATCTAACATCTCCAATTCAATATCCTTTTTATAACCAGCAGCATAGCCCATACGACCTGTTACTGATTCAGCATGTAAACGGAACCATTCCATTAAAGCTTGAGAAGCTGAAGGTCCAATTGGATCTCTAAAAGTCATTTTAATTTCATTCCACTCAAATCTACCTGCAACATATGTTGATGTGTTCAGGAAAGGAATTGCAACTGAATTGATTTTAGCACTTGGTCTTGACGCGGCAGATACATACCATTCGTTTATACCCAAAGATGAGTTGAATCTTACGATAAATCGGTTAACCCTTTTTGGTTCGTAAGGTGTCGGCATTTTCATTAATAAATCGGCCATATTGTGTGTTTGTTAAGTTTTGTTAGTTATTTACTTTCTAATAAATATATCCAAAAGGAAAATAATTTTATTTTGAATTAATTATCTGAAAAAGGTTGTTTATGTCAATTATTTTTCGTAGTTTTTTACAGGATCCAGTATCTAGTTCCAGTTTAATACTCTACTTTAATAAAATAATATATCAATAATAAATACTAGAATATCTAGTTCTAGTATTCTGGGTAAAATATAATTATTTTTTCATTATATATATGTTCCACATGGAACGTTCTACATAAAAAAAGGAAGGTATTTCTACCCTCCTTTCTTATTTTTATATCTCCTTTTAGATTAGATATTTTCAAATGAAGCTCCTGTTGGAGTAATGATGAATTCTACATCGATGAATTCAAGAGAACGAGTTGGTTTGATGTAGATCTTACCTCTCATAGTGTTTGCGTCGATGTCTTCAGGATCGTTAGAAACTGTTACACGGAAGTCATACAAACCTCTTTCTTTCTTAATTGCGTCCAAGATAGGATTTACCAATCTTAAGAATTCATTTCTTACTTGATCATCGTTTTGTTCAAACAATAATCTTACAGAAACTGCAGAAATTAACTTTCTTGCTCTTAATAACAATCTTCTTACGTTGATTCTATCTAAAGCCGATTCTCTAACTTGTAATGTTTTATTACCCCAAATAATGGTACCTGTGTCTGAGAATGTTGCGATTGGGTTAATTCTGTTCTTATATAATACATCTCTATCGTCTAAAGTCAATTTTTTAGTTGCTTTGATTGCATTTACTAAACCTCTACTATAACCCGCGACCGCGAACCAAGGATAAGACACGTTGTCAGTTAAGGCAATATTCTTAACAACCTCACCTGTTGGTGGGATATATAATTGAGTTGCATTATCTGTATCTCTTACTTGAATCCAAGGCCAATATGTTGCAGAATAGTTAGAATCTATACCCGCGTCATCTAAAGCTGACACTATTGAATCTGTTGCAGTTGCCCCTGTGATATTTGGTGAGTTCATAATATATAATGAATCCGCTCTTTCAGTTTCAATCATATCAATCGCTTGATTAACTAATGAACTATGATCTTGGAAGTTAATACCAGGTGTTGCAAATACGTTAATATCCACAGCTTCAGGATTTGAATATGATTCAATACCTTGTAAGTAAGCATAATAGTCAGAATTACCTACACTTGAACTGAATACACCTCCATTTACCGTATGTCCTGATTTATAAATTGTTTTACCAAAAATAAATGCATCGGTATTTGTTCTTGTTGATCTATATATGTCCCATCCATCTTTACCTCCATAAACTGCAAAAGTGAATTTACGGAAATTAATATTAGTTAATTTATTGGTTTCAGGATTAGTTTGACCTTCTAAATCGTATGATGTTGTTTGGAAAGTTGTTCCTGTAATTGTAGCAGCGTTTACTGATAAATGGAAACCAAATGTTTCAGTTGTTGCCATCTCACCTTTATATTTCAATAAATCTCTATCGAATCCAACTGAGTCAGATAAACCTAACATAACTTTTCTTACCTTATCTCCACCTTCAATATTAGGTGAACCATTTACATCGTAAGTTTCAACATCACCCGCATCATTATATTTCGTTTTATATATTACATTACCTAATCCCATATTAATTCCCGATACAGTACCGAA